CTACCAAGATTGTAGTGGTATCCACCCCCAATGGATTGAATCACTTCTATAAGATGTGGGAAGATGCCAAGGACAATAACAATAACTACGTTCCTCTTGAAGTTCATTGGAGAGATGTCCCTGGAAGAGATAATAAGTGGAAAGAGGAGACAATCCGAAACATCGGAAAGGAACGATGGGCACAGGAATTTGAGGGAGAGTTCGTCGGTGGTCTGAATACACTCATTTCAGGTAGTGTCTTGAAGAATCTTGTGTTCAAGACTCCTATTGAACAGAAAAATTGTCTGGATGTCTATGAAGAACCCATTGAAGACCATATGTATGTAATGACGGTTGATGTTTCTCACGGGGAAAATCTGGATTACTCTGCATTTTCTGTTATAGACACCACAGAATTTCCATATAGACAGGTTGCCAAGTATAGAAACTCTGGAATTACTCCCCTATTATATCCAAATATCATTTCAACAGTTGCCGAAAGGTACAATCAAGCCTATGTTTTGGTTGAAACCAATGGAATTGGAAAGCAAGTGGCTGATATTCTTCATGGCGAAATCGAATATGAAAATATGGTGTTGATTACCACTCGGGGAAGAGCGGGGCAAGTATTTGATGGTGGATTCGGAAAGGGTGCCACGGATGTTGGACTAACGATGTCTAAAAAGGTCAAGCAAGTTGGGTGTTCCATGCTCAAAGACCTCATTGAAGACCAAAAATTGATTGTCAATGACTTCGATACCATATCTGAGTTGAGTTCCTTTATTTCAAAGGCAGGTTCGTATGAAGCCGATGTGGGTTGCTATGATGATTTGGTCATGTCGCTGCTTTTGTTTGCATGGATTTCTTCTCAGCCCTATTTCAAAGAGTTGACCGACCTCGACCTGAGAAAGAAAATGCTGGAAGAGAAGATGAAGATAATTGAAGATGACATTCTTCCGTTTGGGTTTATCGGGTCGGGCGAAGATGAAGAATCCTTTGTTGATGATGAGGGTCAAGTCTGGTTTAGTGTTTGAAAACCGCTTTTTTATAAATATTGAGGAATAAGTTTATGGATATATGTGTTGCCATATTCCTCAAAGGAGAGTAAAAAATGCCTTTTCAAATTTCCCCCGGTGTAAACGTATCCGAAATTGATTTGACTACAGTTATCCCTGCCGTATCTACCAGCATTGGTGCATTCGCAGGAATTTTTAATTGGGGTCCAGCCGAAGTCACAACATTAGTTTCTTCAGAAAAAGATTTGGAAGAACAATTTGGTAAGCCAAACAGCAATACAGCAGTGGACTTCTTCACTGCTGCAAACTTCCTTTCATACTCAAATGCCCTTCGGGTTGTCCGAGTCACGGACACTACTACAAAAAATGCTGCTGATGATTCTCGCGGCGCAGTATTAATTAAAAATGACGAAACTTTTATTGCAAGCGAACCCACGGCTAACACCTTTTATGCCAAGTATGCAGGTCAACTTGGAAATCAACTTACTGTTGAGCTTTGCGATACTGCTGGCGAATATGTAGCAGGACATCAACATGGTTTTGCCGCATGGTGGCCTAATACATACTTCTCTGCTGCCCCAGAAACTTCTCCTTATGCTTCTGCCCGAGGATCGGCAAACGATGAGTTGCATATAGCAATTATTGACTCACCTCAAGGACATTTCTCTGGAACCGCAAATGGTGTTCTAGAGCTTTATCCCTTCTTGTCGAAGGCAACTGATGCAAAGACCGACTCTGGAGATGCTAATTACTTTAAGACGGTAATTAATAACAAATCTAAGTACATCCGAATTGGTAGTGCAACAGCAGCGACACAAGCTAGTTATAATGAGGCAGCGGCTGATGCAACTCAGTTTGGAAATACTGCTACTGGAATTATTTCTACTAAACTTTCTGGTGGCGTAGATGGTCCTGCTGTTGGAAGCTGGTCTGCCGGAAAGTATCAAACTGCATATGACCTATTTTCTGACTCTGACCAAGAAGATGTTTCATTGATTCTTGCAGGAGAGGGTGGTTCATGTTCTGATAGTGACCGTATCACTAACATTAACTATGTAATTGATCTTGCAACAACACGAAAAGATGCTGTTGCCTTCTATTCTCCATTGAAATCTGACACTGCTGACCAAGCAACAGCCACTGCGATGTTGCAGGCAATTGTTGGTACTTCTCCAACAACGGGATTCAGAACATATGAAACCAATAAGAATACATCTTATGCATTCATGGATAGTGGTTGGAAGTATCAGTATGACAAGTACAATGATGTGTACCGATGGATTCCTCTAAATGGTGACATTGCTGGTCTTGCAGCACGAACAGACAATCAACGAGATGCATGGTGGAGTTTTGCTGGATACAATCGCGGGCAAATCAAGAATGTTGTTCGCTTGGCATTCAATCCATCAAAGGCACAAAGAGATTCGCTATACAAGAAGCAGGTTAATCCTGTTGTGACATTCCCCGGACAGGGAACACTGCTGTATGGTGACAAGACATCGGCAACTCGACCAAGTGCATTTGACCGAATTAATGTGCGACGGTTGTTCATTGTTCTTGAGAAAGCAATTTCCACTGCTGCCAAGTTCTCACTCTTTGAGTTCAATGATGACTTCACCCGAGCCCAATTCCGAAATATGGTTGAGCCATTCCTTCGGGATGTCAAGGGTCGAAGAGGAATCAATGACTTCAAGGTTGTGTGTGACACAACAAACAACCCAGGAAGCGTGATTGATCGAAATGAGTTCGTTGGTGACATTTACATTAAACCTGCAAGGTCAATCAATTTCATTCAGTTGAACTTTGTTGCAGTCGCAACTGGAGTTGACTTCTCAGAAATTGTAGGCAAATTCTAGGGCTATCGAGATAAATAGTATTAGGATATAATAAGGAGAGTAAATAATGCCTTTTTCAGTTAATAATTTCAGAGCCCAACTTGTTGGACAGGGTGCGCGTCCTAATCTGTTTGAGGTCACTATCCCATTTCCGGGGGCAGTCAACCCAGGTGAAGCGGGACAGAAGATGACATTTATGTGCAAGGGTGCCCAGATTCCAGAAGCAACTCTAGGAACTGTTGAAGTTCCTTACTTTGGAAGGAACATTAAGATTGCAGGTAACCGAACATTTGCGGAATGGACAACTACAGTGATTAATGATGAAGACTTTGCTGTTCACGCAGGTCTTACCAACTGGATGAATGCAATCAATGGTCATGGCGAGAACTTAAAAGCTATTGATGGAAATGAATATCAAGTGGATGCAACGGTTACTCATTATGAAAAGGGCGGAGACGTTGCAAAACAAATTACAATAGTGAATTGCTGGCCTTCTTCTGTTGCTGCGATTGATCTCAATTGGGAAACCAATGACCAAATCGAAGAGTTTACGGTCACATGGCAGTATGATTACTGGCAAATCGCAGACGCATTAACTCAGACATCATAATCAAAAAAAACCTATCCGGTGGGGGAATATATATAGGTATATACAATATTACCCCCACCCGAGAGGTTACTCTTTATGGCAATTAAATTATTAGGATTTACAATAGGACGAGATGGCAAGGAAGAGGTTCCCGAGGAACGTCTTCAGCCATTTACTGCTCCCGAGAATGTTGATGCTGCCATCACCGTTGATGCTCCCACTGTCACAGGTGGTGCCTATGGCACTTATCTTGACCTTGAAGGAACTGTCAAGGATGAGATTGAGCTAATCACACGTTATCGTGAAATGGCAATGAACCCAGAGGTTGAACTTGCTATTGATGATATCATCAATGAAGCGGTCATCACTGAACAGGGAAAGTCCCCTGTTTCAATTTCTCTCGGTGACATAGACATTCCAGACCCAATCAAGCAGAAAATCTCGGATGAATTCTCTGAGATTTTAAGATTGTTGGCATTTGATGAATATGCATATGACATATTCAAGAAGTGGTATGTCGATGGTCGTTTGTATTACCACATCATGATTGATACCAAGAATCCAAAAGACGGTATTCAGGAGCTTCGTGGTATCGACCCGAGACAAATCAAGAAAGCACGGGAAGTCAAGGGAAAGAAACTCCAGAACGATAAGTTGATTTCTCTTCCACGCAATGTAACTGAGTATTACATCTATTATCCCGGTGGAATTGGAAAACGTGTTGGTGGAATGGGAGTTCCAGATACAAAAAATGGATTGAAGATTGCAGAAGACGCAATTTCACATGTCCATTCTGGTATCCTTGACCCCACAAAGAAAATGATTCTTGGTAATCTTCACAAGGCAATCAAGCCAATGAATCAATTGAAGATGCTTGAAGATGCCACAGTCATCTATCGTTTGTCCCGAGCCCCAGAGCGACGAATCTTTTATGTCGATGTAGGCAATTTGCCAAAGGTAAAGGCAGAGCAGTATCTTTCCGGTATCATGTCCAAGTTCAAGAACAAAACTGTATATGATACCGACACCGGAGAAGTGCGTGATGACCGGAAGCATATGTCTATGCTGGAGGACTTCTGGCTTCCCCGAAGAGAAGGGGGTCGAGGCACAGAAATTACGACACTTCCCGGTGGAACTAACCTCGGAGAGATTGAGGATGTCATTTACTTCAAGAAGAAACTCTACAAGGCATTGGGTGTTCCTGTTTCACGGTTGGAACCAGAAGGTTCGTTCAGTCTGGGTAGGGCAACGGAAATTACACGCGATGAAGTGAAGTTTGGGAAGTTTGTCAATCGACTTCGCTATCGGTTCACTTCATTGTTTGATGACTTGCTCGGAAAGCAATTGCAACTCAAGGGCATTCTTTCAAAGCAGGACTGGGATGTCATCAAGACTATGGTCCAATACAACTTCCGTCAAGATTCGCATTTTGCAGAACTCAAGCATACAGAAGTCATGCGCGAGCGAATGGAAATTGCACAGACGATGGATGAGTATATTGGTAAGTATTATTCTCAGAAGTGGCTTCGCAAGAATGTGTTGTCTCAGACTGAAGAAGAGATGGCAGTGATTGATAATGAGATTGCAGACGAAGTTGAAAATGGAGAGATTGATATCGAAGAGCCATTTCAGCCGGGACAGCAACAACAAGATTCAGAACCAGAACAAACAGAAGAATCTATTGCTTCGGATAGGCTAAAGACAATTAAATTGGTCAATTCAAATAAGCAAAGGTTAGATGAAGAGTTTGAGTAGTATAAATATAAATACCACAAAGGAGAACCCACATGAAAGATACAATTAAGGCAGCATTGAAAGACGCATTGAACGAGAAGCCATCCGAGATGGCAGACAAGATTAATTCCGTTCTGTATGCCAAGGTCGAAGATGCTCTCAAAACAAAGAAGATGGAAGTATCCAACAAATGGCTGAATGATGTCAAGCCAGCCGAGGAAGAAGAGTAAAGCTATGAAGTTAATTACCGAAATGGCAGATGACCACACGATTGAGTTCATCACAGAAGAGAAGTCTAATGGTGAAAAGGACCATTACATTAAAGGCATCTTTATGCAGGCTGAACAAAAGAATCGGAATGGTCGTATCTATCCCAAGGAAGTCTTGAACAAAGAGGTCTACAAGTACATTGGAAACTATGTGGACCAGAATCGAGCCTTTGGGGAACTGGGTCATCCAGATGGTCCAGTGGTAAATCTTGAACGTGTATCGCACATGATTAAAGAACTGTATGAAGACGGTAATAACTGGATTGGCAAGGCAAAGATTATGGACACTCCATATGGCAAAATCGTCAAGAACCTAATTGACGAAGGAGCAAAGTTGGGTGTTTCTTCACGCGGTATGGGTTCACTCAAGAACCAACGGGGAACCAACATTGTACAAGATGATTTCTATCTTGCTACTGCCGCAGATATTGTTGCAGACCCATCTGCACCTGAAGCATTTGTTGAAGGTATCATGGAAGGTAAGGAATGGGTTTGGGAAAATGGTGTAATTAGGGAACGTGAAATGGAACAATATAAAAACCAAATTAAAGAAACGAAACGAAAAGAACTGGAAGAACAAAAGTTAGAGATTTTTAAATCCTTCTTGTCAAAATTATAGGATTTATAAATAAGTAAAGAATAACTTTGGAATTTTTCCATTCTTTCTAAGGAGATGGACATAATGGCAACCGAACAAGACATCGTAGAAGAATCCTTGGTTGACGAAGAAATCGACCAGATTGCAAATGAGATTGCAGAAGAGATCGAGAATGAGCTAGCCGAGGCTTCTGACGAATCTCCAGACAAGCCCGGAAGCGGCGTGGCTGGCTCTGCACCTGAGAGTGGTCCTGTCACCAAGACAGAAACACCCAAGGGTAAGAAGCTGACCAAGAAGAAGATTAAGGCTGGAGCCGAAACCAAGGGTCAGGGTGATGACCCTGCTGAAATGGAAGTAATGGAAGACGAAGAAGTCGAATCTACTGAAGAGCAAGAAGAAGTAGTCGAGAACGAACTTCCAGAAACCAAGCAGGAAATGATTCGCTCTATCTTTGAAACCATGAAGGATTCAGACCAAGACAAGTTGGCTGGTGCATATGCCAAGCTGATGGATACGCTTCTTGGTGAGTCCGAAGAAGTTTCAGAGGAAGGCGAAGAGACTGCTATCGTGGTAGAACGAACTGCCATTACCAATGATGACATTGACATCTCCGAAGATTTGAATGCTATTTTTGGGGACCATTCAGACGGTCTTTCGGAAGAGTTTAAGTCACAGGTACAAACAGTGTTTGAAGCTGCTGTCGTTTCCAAGATCAACTCTGAACTTGAGTTACTAGAAAACAATTTTGCTGTCAAGTTAGAAGAAGCGCAAGAAGCAAACCTTTCCACTCTCACCGA